CGCACGCTCTGCGCCGAGGTTTTTGCGTTGATAGCGTAGTGGATATACTCATTGTAAATAGAAGGGTGATAGGATGCCGGGGATGTCAACCCGAGCGCGCGCTTCCAATACTCAAAGTATTCGCCCTCTGCACCTTTGAGCTGCGGCACTCCGTACATCTGTTCAAGGGAAGGAAGGAAGAACGTATCATACGTATCCTCTCTATCTCCAAGATCATTATCGGTAACGGTGTTGAGCGCCGTAGTAACCTTTACAGGCTGGATGATGGAAAGGAAGTCCTCTCCGAAGCCCGTCATAAAGCCCGCCTTAGTAGCAAGCTGCTCGGGGGGCATATCGCCAAGATGCTGAGCTTCCCACCACTCATTTACACCCTTCTTGCTATTGAGGTACTGACGGAGAGCAGAGTGCGACCATCTGTTATAGCCGTATCTGACTACGTTGCCGCTGGTATCCTTAATAGCGGTGTGGTAGTAGGTATCGTTGGTAGGAATAGCCGCGCCTACGGTGTAATCCGTGCCCTCTACGAGAAGCTTGTACGCGGTTTCGCCCTTATCGTTGGTGTATGCGGTGTAATACGAGTAATCGCTTCCAAAGATGCCCTCGGTTGCTACCTCGTTCTCCTTAGCATCAAACTGCACTCCGAAGGGGGAGCAGTAATGCCACTGAAGATACATACCCGGAACGACAGAGCCATCTTTCAGGGTAACGTTTCCGAAGTGTACCACATTAAGCGGTACATCGTAGGTAATATCCGCTGCAACATCCTTCCAGGGAATGATAATCTGATCTCCGATATTGAAAAGCTTAGGCGCAAGCCCTCTCCTTACAATATCGTGAATATAGCCAAGATCGGTGATATTCGCATCAACATCACCCTTAGCCATAGCCGACATAAGCGCGTTGTTCATTTCAAGCGCATCGGCAATTCTTCTGCCCGTTTCATCGAGCATCATAGGTTTTGTAACCTGGCTCATTTTAGGTATCCTCCTCAAATGTAATACAAAGTTCGCCGTTTACTACGGTGATGCCAATATCGAGAGAGGCTACCGCAGCCTCCGCGCCTGCCTTTGCGGCTTCCGCTGCCGTGCGTGCATCTTCTGCAAGTTTCTTAGCGTTCTCCGCAGCAGTTTTGAGCGCGGCAATATCGCCGTAATTAACGACATAAGGCAAATCGGCAAGCGGTGTCTTGCCATCACCTATTTTGATAGCATATCTGCCATCATTCTGCTTGACGTAAACAACCTCGTGCTCGTAAGGGATAACTGCGCCATAGGCTGCCATTTCCTCAAGAGTGCACGCAAGTTCTTTACGCCTTGTATAGCCGGGATTTACTGCCATTGTTTTAACCTCCTTAGCTTAATCCTGCGATCTGTGCGAGTGTTGGAGTGGTAAGAAGAAGCGCATCCGCAAGAGAAGAAATGGGCGGAGCTTCCTGGAGGTCAAACATCCTCTCACGGATTCCGTTCATATATTCCACAAGCCTTGAAGTCATACTGTCAATAGGGATGCGGATCTCTCCTCCGTTTGCAAGAACGAGCACCGCCGCCTCAGCTCCCGGTGTATCGTCAAAATAAGAGTTTTCGGATACAATAAGCTCAAGCGGAAGGTCAACAGTATCGGTAGAGCCGTCCGTTGCCGTGAAGGTGAGCACGCCCGTTTCTGCGTTGTAGCTGATAGAGGTAAACGCCTTCTCCTCCAGCGCTCTTAGTCTGTTGGAGAGCACAAGCGCAAGCTTTTCTTCGGATACAGATCCTGCTGCGAGCTTTGCGCCCGTTACGGCTGCATCGGCAAGCTTCTCGGTGGTAATGTTCTGATCCGCGATCTTCTCCGTAGAAACGGCGGCAGGGGCAATTTTTTCGTTTGTAACGGCACTTCCTGCTATCTTAGGCGTTGTAACACTAACCGGGGCAAGCTTCGCCGTTGTAACGGCTTCCTGAGCGAGCTTAGGGGTGGTAACGTTCTCATCCGCAAGCTTAGGGGTGGTAACGGCTGCATCGTGAATTTTAGGCGTTGTTACCGCGCCGTCAACGATGCGAGAGGTATTAACGTTGAGGTCAATGCTCTGTGCGCTCAGGACCTCTCCCGCCTCGTTGTAGAGGCGGAGGGTTACAATATGCGTAGAGGCATCCGTTTCAACCTTCATTGTAGCGCCGCAAGTCTGCCATATTTCCTCAATGCTTTCGTAGTGCTCGGCAATAGCCCGGGCTATATCGTTGATAATAGCCTGCAACGTTTGCGTTGTAGTGATAGAGGCAGAAGGGTTGAGGCGCAGGATTTTGTTTGCAAAATCACCGTTTCCAAAGCTATCCACAAGATCCTTGAGGCTTCCCACTCCGTAATAGTCCAAGGGGATGCGGATATAGTCTGCCGCTTCGTTAGAAGCAAGCACGCTCTGTAATTCGTTGATTTTCTCCGCAAGGAAGGATGCAAGCTTATCAAACCACAGTTTCAACTGCGTTGAAGAAAGACCTCCTACGCCATACTGAGCGTTGGCGTTTGGTCTATCCGCGAGGGATTGCACTCCCTTTGAGGAGATCTGATTTTTTGAAATATTTACAAGCTTCCGCATATAACCTCCTTACTCCTTATACCTTCCTGCTATGTTGTATCGGAAGGAGATGTAGTACAGGGCGAAAGGCTTGAGGTATTCATCTGAATAGATATAATACTGCTTTTCTACCCATTGTTTTTCTTTCTCTTTTACTGAAAAAAGGCTCTGCTCGGTAGTGATGAAAGAATAGTCCGAGAAATCCATATTTTCAAAAGAAAAGAGGCTACTGTTGATACGCGCAATTTGGTTATAAGGTTTTTTGTTGGTACGTACTTTAATTTTTGCAGCGGATGCCTGGAGGGATTTTGTCTTTACGACAGTGGACTTTTTCACCGTGTTTTTTGTCAGGTGCGGCACTCCGCAGCAGTCCATTTTTGTAGCACAACCGCAGTGAATGGTCCTCTCATCAAAAGAGTAAAACTGCGGGGGAATTTCGCCCATTTCGTTCCTCTTGTCGAAGTTGAACGAGCATACAATTCCGTTCACCGTGCCGAAGAAAAGATTATTTTCAAGGCTTTTGACTATGCAAGCCTCGTTAAATGTTCCGCCCGTATAGTTTCCTTTGCCCTCGCAGAGATGCGCCTCGTAGCGCACAAACTCATTCGTCAGCTCATCGTAAACCTCGTGTATCGCGTAATATACGCCGATGCTATAAGAGGTATCGTCAATGATAACGTTTACAAGCTCGTCAAAGATTTCAGCGGATGCAGTGCCGTCAGCGCCCGGGGCGTTGGCGATAGTGCCGGTGAGATCCTTTGTTTCTCCCGTATCGTGATAGAACACGGTATTTGCAAGGGATATGGGTATTTCTATATGGTGCTCGGTATTGCCGCAGGTGCACTGCTTCGCGCCCTTCTTGCATTTGGTGCAATAGTGAACGTTTACGCCCTCAAACTCTGAATAGAGGCGCGTAGCATAGCGGTATTCGAGGTATTGATTTTTGAAAATACCAATGTCCTCAAGGTAATACCACTCGTATTGTACTACTCCCGTATCGTGAGCATATCTCTGCCGGCTATCAGCCATAAAGATTTTTCCATCCACAAGAGCTATCAGGTAGCCGTTCCACTCCTCCAAAGAGGCGTTTTTCAGCTCCATATTGACGAGTTTAGCATCAATAAGGCTGGACCTGTGCTCAATAGCCCTCTCGTATCTCACGGAGAGCTGACCTACCGCCTCTACTCCAAGCCTGGAGATAAAAACGGGATCGTCAAGGAAGTTGATACAAGCGCCGAGGCATCCGATGCCCGCAAGACCTCTTGTAGAGGGATAGTCTTTCGGGTGCAGATCATCTCCCGTAGCGTATGCAGTATGGAAATAAACAGAGCCGTCCTGCTGCGTATCACCCTTCAATACCATAAGTGTATCAGCAACAACGAGCATACCCGTTATAGCAGCCATTCCTACGCCGTCAGCTACATAGTTTGTAGCCGGGAAGTAAGAAGGATCTGTGCGCCCGGTGATGTTGTTTCGCCCGCAGTAGTAGATGTTGTTAGGGTAATCAGGGTTGCCCGAAAGGAAAACGCGCTCGTCAAAAATTGCCGAGAGGGTGCAGCCTGTTATTTGCTCACTCTCGTAGGCTTTTTCTGCCGTAATTTCAACGCCTGCGTGCGTTTCGGGTAAATTCTTATCCGCAGGCTTTGCGGGGGCTTCCGTAAGCTCTATCTTGCCTTCAAGAAGGTTTACGGTGTATCCCTCTCCCTCTGTCAGCGTTTCCCCATATACCTTTACTTCTGCAATAGCATCAAGCTCGTTTTCGTTCATATAGAAAACCTTGTTTTCGCCATCTCCGAAAAAGGTGTGCTTGAATTTCGGTTGAAGCAAATTCCTATGCTCGTATTCCGCGCCAGCATCGGCGTTCTCACCTGAAGGGATGATGTTTTTGTAGGTGGTTGGAATGTAGGCATTGTCAAGCACGGAGGATACCTTGCTACCGTCATAGAGGAGGTAGTTTACGCCGTCAACGATATAAAGGCGGTTATTAAAAATAAAAGATGCGCTTTTGCGGGTGTTCATCCCGGCAAAAAGGGCATCCTCGGTTTTTATAGCCCCTTCATAATAGGATAAATACAAAACATCCTCAGCGGCAAGATCGCTGCGCTGGATAGTCAGCGTATGCGTATCTGCTTTATAAGAGGCGTTTAGTGTAATGTCCTCGCCATCGGGCATATATACTCCTACAATTTCAGCAACATTTTCTCCCAAAAAAATGTTGAAGGTATGCACACCGCCGCTTGTCGTTTCAGATGCTTCGGGAAGCGTTACAGTTTCCTTCATAACGACACCGATGGTATCAGGGTAATTGTGCCAAAGGTAAAGCTTATTACCTGCGTGAATAAGTATTTTTGTTTGAATAGCGCCGCCTTCAGCTTTGTGCTGAAAATGGTGTATTCCATAGATCTCCGCTTCTTCGGGGAGCACGATGCGGCGGCGGAAGCCCGCAATCGTTTCAAGGGCTTTGCCTTGCCCGGATTGATAGTCTTTATACATATTTACGGCGTAGGCAAGGCGCTGCTCAATGACTTGTGTATGGTCGCTTGAAAAATCAACGCCTTTGAAATCGCCGTAGTATCTGTTGTAAACATCTCTGCTTTTCAAGAGATTTTTTGTCTTAGAGTAAGCCATAGTAATTTACCACCCGTTTGAACTTTTGATAGGAACAGGTGTAGCATTGTAGATGCGCCTCTCTATATCAACCGCCCTCTCTCTGTAAAGCATAAGGTAATACTGCGCCTTTTCAGGCTCATCATCCATCCAAACATAAGAGGCTACGAGAATGGGAAGGAGCGCACAAAGATCTTCGTCAAGGTCGATAACCGTGCTATCCTCGGATACTTCGCCCGTGTTTTCAATGCTTTTAGGCTTTCTGTTGTAGATAACCTTAAAAAGCCCCTTCATATCATAGGGAAGCAGGATAATTCTTCCGTTCTCAACGTTGTAGCCCTGGTTTAGATGCGTGATACCGTCTGCCTCTACAATGGGAGGAGAAGCGAGAGTGAGAAAATCGGGTGCGAGTGCGCTTATGTCATACCTGGTAAAAGGCTCGTATGCAGGAATATCCGCCTCGTTTGCGCTATACAAGTATTCGTACATAGCAACACATCTTACGGAGTAGAGATATTCGCCGTCAAAGTGCAATCTGATAGGAGCATTTACAAAAGCTCCGTCTTGCTTGATAAAGCCGCGATACGCAGTAAAGCCCTGCGTGCCGGTAAGCTCTACCATACCGATCTTTACCCAGGTATCCGCGCTTGCCTCGTATTTCTCAATATAGAGTGTACCGTTACCATCTGCTTCAAAATAATATGACTTAACATTTTCTGCGTAGAAGAAAAGCTCATCGGTTTTCTCAAGGGGATCGAAAATCGCATCACTGACCTTGTTTACCATAGGCTTGTGATTGATAACATAAGCACTTGTTACAGGTCTGATAGCATTGACCTGTAACAAGGCTCTGTTTGCTGCGAATATAAAACGATCATCTTCCTCAAGAGAATCCTCAAACCCTAACTGCGCCACAGAATTGTAGAGCTGAGATACGGTCATATTACCCTCCTGTCAGATAGACGATTTACGCAAGCTTCGTTGCACCCGATACCGTGCCTTCGCTATGTACTGCGAGAGCAATATGCTTCCAGGTATTGAAGCCTACACCGAAACGGCAGTAGCCGTTCCAATAGTAGTTACGAGTATGATCGTCAACGTTGGAGCGAATATCGAGAGGGATACGGTTATAGAACATATTGCCGTAAAGATTCTCGTTTGCCTCGCTCGACATAATCATAAGGCGATCATCGGCGGTTTCCCAGCCGGGAAGGACAACAACGGTCCAATTACCGTACTGAGTGTTAATATCGTTGTTGTTGCTGCCTACTGTTCTCTCAGAGCCTACAACCTTCTTTACCATAGCCTCAAGCTTAGGACGGTTGCAGGGAACGATGATAATATCAGCAACGTACTCCATAACTTCGCCGTTTTCGTCCTTGAAGTTGCGGAGCTTGTTTGCGAGCACGCCAAGTGCTTCCTCAAGCTTCTGAGAATCAGAAGCAATATCGCCGTAGAAGTAGTTGGACTGCGTGCCCTTCATCTCAGGCTTGTAATACTTGTGCGCGCTGTGGAAAAGGGAAAGACCGTCAGCAGTGGTAAGGTCAACGGTTGCCTTATTGAAAACGCCCGTGGTCTTAGTGCCGTTGATGAGCGCCCAGGAAGCAAGCTTGTTTCTCGTCTTGTAGTACGCACGCACGAACTTCTTAGGCTTGGACTTAATATCGGCAGAAATGCCGGATTTCGCATCGTCAGCCATCTCCTTAGTGATGGTAAACTCCTTCATAAAGGCGATATGCTCGATGGTCTTTTTGAAGGTCATCTCAACGGAATCGTTCTCTGCGCCCTGACCTTCCTTAGCGTGCTGGAAGGTATCAAAATCGGATTCGCCGATGATGGTTTCAGCGTATCTGTTAGACTTCTCAACGTTAAAGAGAACGTCCACAATACCCTTGTGCTTCTCCTGGGCGTTGGATTCTGCCTCGATGAGCATTTTGATCGGGTGCTCAAACTTGCCGTACATAGCATCGTTCTTACCCGACATCTTGCTATAAATGAAATTAGACATTTGTACTTCCTCCTATTAGAATCTGACGGTGATCTTATCACCTGCTGCGGCTGCGCCGTTGAGAGCAACAACCTTTGCTACGCCGCTATCCTTAGTAGCGGTAACGCCGAGTGCATCAGTGGTAAGAGTAACCTTATCACCGGGCACGAGAGCTGTGGGAACTGCACTGCACTCTACCTCGTAAACCTGGTTGGCTTCTACGCGGCAGGCTGCAATATTGCGCTTGGTGGCGCTTGCGGATACTTCACCCATAGAGATATGGGTAGGGGTTGCGGTAGGACCGCACTTAGTAAGCTTTCCGGCAGAGAGCACGAGAGCTTCACCGATAGCAACCGCCTCGGAGGCGGCTACGTCAAGGTATTCAGGCTCGGGCACGTTCTGTCTGCCGTTCTCGATCTTAATGAGCTTGAACATAGATTTTATCCTCACTTTTTCATAGTTTGTTTGTGGAGAGCGACAATTTCTTTATCGCTCATACCGGGGAAAAGATCTCTGTACTCCGCCATCTGCTTTTTGGTAATCGTGATAGATTTATCCTTTGAGCCTACGGGAACGTTGGAGCGCAAATGATCCTTGGTGCTGCTGAGGTTACGCGCCTGCTGCTGAGCAGCGCCGGCTACGCTTGTCATAACACCCTGGGGGTTGGCGGCGATATAGGCTTCCTCGGGAGAAAGCCCTGCATCCCTGAACTTGCTGAATTTTGCAAAGTTGGGGAACTCAAAAACGGATTTGTACTGCTTTGTGTTGGGGTAAGCCTTCTGAACTGCTGCAAGGTCGGCGCGGATCTTCTCGTCAAATTTCTGCTTCTGAACGAGGCGCATAGCTTCTTCCTGCTGCAACTTCTCAGCCTTTCTTCTGCGGTATTCCTCAACGGGAATTTCCGCAGCCTCGGCGGCAAGCCTCTCAAGACCTGCAATACCTTCGTTTTCATCCGCACCTAAGCTTTTCAGGGTGTCGCGGATCTGCGCATCTCTTTCGGCAATCTGCTTGTCTTTCGCGGCGATCTGCCTGCGGAGATTTGCAAGCTCAACATCCTTTGCATCGGGGGCGGTGGCAGGCTCTACTACTTCCGGCTTTTCGGTGGAGGGTGCTTCCTCAGCACCGCCGTTTTCATCCTGCCCTTTGTCAGCATCATCGTTACCTTCCGCATCTGCACCCTCGGAAGCCTCATCCGCTTCCTCCTCGGAATCGTTATCCTCGGAATCATCGGGAATAACAATGTTGCCTTCTTCGTCATAGTCAAACTCAATATCGCCTTCGTCTTTGCCCTCGTCAGAGGTATCGTTCAGATCCTCATCGTCAAAACCGAGGTCAAGATCTTCTTCGTTGAGTTCGTCATTGATCTGATTATCATTCATAATCGTTTCTCCTTCTGCCTCTATGGGCTATTTTTTTACTTAGACTTCTTGCCGTTGCGCAGGTCGTTGCCCTTTACTGTGGTGGACTTGGGAGAATCCTTAACAGTGTTAGGAGCTTTGATTACGCCGCCCTGGTTGGTGGCGTAGCGGTTACCCTTTTTAGTATCCTTCATAGCGCGTTTCCTCCTTTTCTGATGTTTTGCTTTGAGATAGAAAAAGAGCCACATACACCTATATCGGTGCAGGTGGCTCTCATCTCATTGGATTTTGGCACGATTTGTTTGCTATTCGCTTTTTACGGTCCAAAGCTTGCCGCATCTCTTGCATTTGAAAGTAAGACCTTCGATCTTGCTCTCTTTCAAAAGACCGACCTGGCGGACCTTTTCTTTGCAATCAGGACAAACGATTTTCGTGATCTCCTGTTTCTCCGTTGGAGTAATGGTAATTGGCATAGTTTCATCCCTCCTGCCAATAATTATAGCATAATAATAACTGCGATTTGTCGCTATTTATTCTTGTTAAGAGGGTGTTTTTAACATAATTCTGCCGTTTCTTACCTCGAATCCGCACAGGGCGGCAAGCTCTGCCTTCTGCTGCTTATTCAGTTTACCCATCCTGAGTATGTAACGAAGCAGGAGCTTCTTGGCTCTCTCGGCACTCAATCCGCGCAGATCTCCATCCTTCAGGGCATAGCCCTTTGCACATATCAGAAGAAGCTTCTGCTCGCTTGATACGTCAAGCTGATTGATAGCCGCAACAACCTTTTTCCGTTTACTGCCGCTTATAGCATTTCCGAGCTTGTCTGTATCTGAGGTCAAGCCCTTTGTAGCAACGTGCAGCATAGCGAGGTTTTCAGCGCCTATAACGGAGGAAATAAGCACTGCGTTGCCCCTATCAATACCGAGCGCATCTTCAAGTGCCATATTGTAGTGAAGCTCGTACACGTAGTTTACCGCTTCCGCCTTCATCTCCTCGGAGAGCTTTTTGTATTTCTCTTTGGTAAAGAGCTTTTCAAGGGAAGCCTGGGAAGCAGAGTAGCTGCCTCTTACGGCTGCCTGCTGCGCCTCGCTCAGCTCGTACTCTGCGCCCTCTACCGTTATGGACTTTGGAGCGCTCTTAGGAAGCACTTTGTACCCCTTAGCTGAGAGGGAGTAAAGCTCGTTATGCACGGCTTCGCTCATATCCACGCCCATACGCTCATTGTAAAGCAGGCTGAGAATAAAGCTTGCCATTTCAGCATCCCCACTCTCAATAGCCTTGTAAAAATCGTTCTTGTAGTTCTTTTCATAAAAAACATTGTCGATTTTATAGGCGGCTTGTCCGTTGAAGCGCTTTGTCAAGCCATAGA